AGCAGCTACAATTAAACGCAAGCTTGCCAAGCGGCTCGAAGAAACGCTACAGGAGATCAAAAGGCTCGAAGAAGAAAGTATTGGAGCCTATAGAGTCATCACCCCAGAAGAGTGAACCTGTAGTAGAAACTGTAGCAGCACAAGTAAAACCTGCTGAGTTTGATGTTGACACTGCACAAGAAGTAGTGTTTAAACCAAACCCAGGACCACAGACAGACTTCTTATCCGCATCTGAAAGAGAAGTACTGTATGGTGGGGCGGCTGGTGGTGGCAAGTCGTATGCGATGCTAGCTGACCCCCTTCATGGGTTAAACGATCCTAACTTTAGTGGTCTACTTGTACGTCATACAACGGAAGAGTTACGTGAACTTATTCAGAAAAGCCAAGAGCTATACCCTAAAGCTGTACCAGGTATTAAGTGGTCTGAGCGCAAGAGTCAGTGGATCAGTCCAAGGGGTGGTAGGCTTTGGATGTCGTACCTTGACAAAGACATGGACGTTACTCGTTACCAAGGTCAAGCGTTTAACTGGATAGGCTTTGACGAACTTACACAGTGGCCTACTCCTTATGCTTGGGACTACATGAGGTCACGTCTACGTAGTGCACACAGTAGCAACTTAGGGTTGTATATGCGTGGTACTACAAACCCTGGAGGTGCTGGACATCAATGGGTTAAGAAGATGTTTATTGACCCAGCGCCATCTAATGAAGCATTCTGGGCTACGAACATAGAGACAGGGGATACTATTACATTCCCTAAAGGCCACAGTAAAGAAGGTCAACCATTGTTTAAACGCAGGTTTATTCCTGCTAGTCTGTTTGACAACCCTTATCTAGCAGACACTGGTGACTACGAAGCAATGCTTCTATCTTTACCAGAGCATCAACGTAAACAGTTGCTTGAAGGTAACTGGGATATCAATGACGGAGCAGCTTTCCCTGAGTTCAATAGACGCATACACGTTGTGGAACCTATCGACATACCTGACTCCTGGCCTAAGTTTAGAGCTTGCGACTATGGTTACGGCTCCTACACAGGAGTACTTTGGTTCGCTGTCGCACCGACTGAGCAGTTGGTTGTCTACAGAGAGCTTTATTGTTCTAAGGTTACGGCTTTCGATCTAGCTGATATGGTGCTAGAAGCTGAAGCAAATGATGGAACTATTAGATACGGCGTGTTAGACTCGTCCCTCTGGCATAAAAGAGGAGATACTGGCCCGTCACTGGCAGAGCAAATGAACATGAAAGGTTGTCGCTGGAGGCCTTCTGATCGCTCTCGTGGCTCAAGGGTAGCAGGTAAGAACGAGATTCACCGCCGTTTGCAGGTGGATGAGTTCACTGAAGAGCCAAGGCTAGTGTTCTTCTCCACCTGCACGAATACTATAGCGCAGATACCTAGTATACCGCTAGATAAGAAGAACCCTGAAGACGTGGATACTAATGCAGAAGATCACTTGTATGACGCATTACGCTATGGTATAATGACTAGACCACGTAGTTCAATCTGGGACTTCAATCCTGCAAAACAACACTCTGGCTTTCAAGCGTCAGACTCAACATTCGGGTACTAAATAATGGCAGAAATAGACGATCTATCCTTTGAGACAGATGAAGTAGTCGCTGCAGAAGAGCAAGAAGACACTCTGTTTGACAACGTGAGCAGTGTTGTTACTTATGTGAATGAACGCTTTAAACGTGCTGAAGATGCACGTAACGCTGATGAAGAACGCTGGTTACGCTCTTATCGTAACTACCGTGGTATATACGGACCAGATGTACAGTTCACGTCTAGCGAAAAGTCACGTGTGTTTGTTAAAGTAACTAAGACTAAGACTCTAGCTGCGTATGGTCAGATCGTTGACGTACTCTTTGGTAACAACAAGTTCCCACTTACTATCAACCCATCTGTACTACCTGATGGTGTAGCTGAAGCGGTACACATTAACTTAGACCCTGCAGCAGAGAAAGCTGGTGACGCTATGCGTACACCGTTTACTCAAGAGACTAACAAGCCATACCTGATTGGTCCTGACACAGAGCTAAAACCTGGTGAGACTATGGCTGACCTTCGCCGCCGCCTTGGTCCAGTAGAGAACAAAGTACAGCCTGTATCTGAGAAGATCATTGAGGGTGACGGTACTACACCTGCTACAGCTACATTCCATCCTGCTATGATTGCAGCTAAGAAGATGGAAAAGAAGATTCACGATCAGCTACAAGAGAGTGGTGCATCTAAGCATCTACGCTCTATGGCATTTGAGATGGCACTACTAGGTACAGGTGTCATGAAAGGCCCATTCGCTGTAGATAAAGAATATCCTAACTGGGATGACGATGGTGAGTATGACCCACTAGTTAAGACTGTACCATCTACTAACCACGTATCTCTATGGAACTTCTACCCTGACCCTGCAGCCTCTTCTATGGATGACGCAGAGTATGTTGTTGAGCGTCACAAGATGTCACGTAATCAGCTACGTGCATTGAAAGGTAGACCATACTTCATTGATGAAGCTATTGAGGATGCTGTCTCTATTGGTTCTAACTATGTGCGTAAGCATTGGGAAATGAAGATGGAGGATGACGATACTGCTCCTACAGATACTGAGCGCTGGGAAGTGCTAGAGTTCTGGGGTTTCGTAGACGTAGACATCTTAGAAGAGAACGGTATTAATATACCTTCAGAGCTAAAAGACTTACACGAAGTAAATGCTAACATCTGGGTATCTAACGGTAAAGTTCTACGCTGTGTACTAAACCCATTCAAACCTGCACGTATCCCTTACTATGCAGTACCATATGAGCATAACCCATACAGCTTCTTTGGTGTAGGTATTGCTGAGAATATGGATGATACACAAACATTAATGAACGGCTTCATGCGAATGGCTGTTGACAATGCTGTATTATCTGGTAACCTACTAATTGAGATAGATGAAACAAACCTCGTACCAGGACAAGACTTATCGGTGTATCCAGGCAAGGTGTTCCGTAGACAAGGTGGAGCACCAGGCCAAGCTATCTTTGGTACTAAGTTCCCCAACGTGGCTGGTGAGAACATGCAGCTATTTGATAAGGCTCGTGTCCTCGCTGATGAAAGCACAGGATTCCCAAGCTTCGCACACGGACAGACAGGCGTATCGGGAGTGGGACGTACCGCTTCTGGCATTAGTATGCTTATGTCTGCAGCTAATGGCAGTATTAGAACTGTTGTTAAGAACGTAGATGACTATCTGCTAGCACCTATTGGACGTGCATTCTTTGCGTTCAACATGCAGTTTGACTTTGATGAAACTATTCGTGGTGACCTAGAAGTTAAGGCTAACGGTACTGAAAGCTTGATGGCTAATGAGGTACGCTCCCAGCGCCTAATGCAGTTCCTACAGGTAGCGTCTAACCCAATGCTAGCACCGTTTGCTAAGATGGACTACATTGTACGTGAGATCGCTAAGAGTATGGACCTAGACCCTGACAAAGTGACTAACTCTATGGCTGATGCAGCTATCCAAGCAGAGATCATGAAAGGCTTCCAACAGCCTATGCCACAACCACCACAGGGTGCAATGCCTCCTGAAGCAGGTGGCCCAGCGCCAGCAGGTGCAGATGCACAAGATCAGACAGGCGCAGGTGGCGGTACTATTGGTACTGGCGTAGCTCCTGCACCAGGTGAACAAGGATTCAGTGGTAATGTCGCTTAAAGCTTTTGTTAATAATAAAGGTGAGTGGGATGCGTTCTGTGAAGAGCTAGATGAAAGCATTGCAGAATTACATAAACGGCTAGAGCAATCAGAACACGTAGTAGAGATACACCAAACGCAAGGTGGTATTCGTGCATTGCGTAGGCTAAAATATTTGAGGGATAAAGTTAATGGCGTTAAATGAAGAAACAGAAGCGGTATTCAAATCTAGCCGTGCTGAGAAAGACCCTGTATCAGGTAATGACGTACCACCAGGTTCTCTCCCTGAAGAAGTACGTGATGACATCCCAGCGCAACTAAGTGAAGGTGAGTACGTTGTACCCGCTGATGTTCTTCGTTTCTATGGCTTAAAGTTCTTTGAAGACCTACGTGACAACGCTAAAGTAGAACTAGCTCGTATGGATAGAGATGGGCGTATAGGTGGTGAACCAATCGCTGTTATGGAAATATCTGAATTATCCCCTGAAGACATGGAAGAGTTAGAAGCTATTGGCGCTGCAGTAGGTGGTTACATTACACAACAGCCTACAGAATCTACACAAGCTGATCCATACCAACAACAACAGATGATGTACCGTCAAGGTGCACCTGTAGCTCAGGGTAACGCTGGTTATGCTTATGGGGGTCAAGTAAGAAAAGGCTATGCACCTGGTGGATTAGAAGACGGTGATACTGTAACAAATTCACCTGTTAATGTTCAAGATGATGATCTTATAAGTTCTGTAGATGATGATGATTTTACTCAACCTACATTTACACAAGAAGATTTACTTTCTCAGTTTGGTGCAGGGTTTAGCTTTACTCAACCAAGTGAAGCTGAGTTTACTACAGTAACTTTGTATGGGCCTGATGGAGATATTATAACTCTTACTCTACCTACACAGAAAGACTTATATGAGCAAAAACTATCTGAAGGTTACACTACAGAACAAGTAAACGTATCTACACAAACGTCTGTCGGTAAAGGCGGCGGGGGTGGCGGCGGCTCTGGTTCAAGAGTTTCTCCACAACCAGAGTTAGAAGTTAATGCAATACCAAAAGAAGAACTTCTTAAGACAGCACAAGGCTTATCAGCAATGAACAAGATTGCTACAGCAATAGCTACGTCTGCAGGACTTCCTGTTGCAGCGTTTATTAACGCAAAAGGCGTAGCAAAGTATAATGACATTATTG